CGACAACGATCACGGCTGGCATCAACACAACTGACACGACTTGTTCTTTGGCTGCCACAACAGGTTGGCCGTCTACTGCGGGTGTTCCTTTTTATGTGGTGATTGATCCAGGTACTTCGGCTGAGGAGAAGTGCAGTGCAACTATTTCGGGTTCGACTCTTACTCTTACTAGGGGTCAGGATGATACGAGTGCAAGTAGTCATTCTGCGGGTGCGACGATTTATCCGGTGTTCACGGCGAATGATGCGGATGAGGCTAACGAGGTTGTTAGCAAGCTGACGACTAAGGGTGACTTGCTGGTTACTTCTGGTTCGGCTTTGAACCGTTTGGCTGTTGGTTCTAACTATCAGGTTCTTGGTGCTGATTCGGCTGCAACTAATGGTGTGGCTTGGCAGTCAAGCCCTAACAGTTTGATGACCGCTAAGGGTGACATTGTTGTTGCTTCTGCTGCGAATACGCCTGCGCGTGTTGCGGTGGGTACTGATGGGTTTGCTCTTGTGGCAGACTCTACTCAGGCTTCTGGTGTAAAGTGGGCTGTTGCTGCTTCGGCATCAGATTCAGACCAAAACATTTTAGCAATTCAAATCTTCAGTTAGGAAAAACCAATGGCAACATATACCAAATTAGCGTTACAACCAGCGGGAACAACTGGAACGGGTCTTGGCGTGTTGGTTGCTGCGACTGCAACTGCTGGTACTGCTATTCATACTGCCTCTACTACAACCACGACTGTTGATGAGGTTTGGCTGTACGCAGTTAATACTCATACGTCTGCAATCAAGTTGACGATTGAGTGGGGTGAGGCTACTGAACCTAACGGCAACATTGAATTGACTGTTGCGGCTGAGGCTGGTTTGGTGTTGGTCATTCCTGGTCTTGTGTTGCAGGGTAACGCAACTGCGAAAGTGATTCGTGCGTTTGCGGGTACTGCTAATGAAATCGTTATTCACGGTTTTGTTAATCGCATCACGGTGTAGGGTCGAAGCATGACGCTTCGTTGGGATACCCGTAGTCGGGCTGGTCAGTCTGTAAAAAATTGGATTAACCCGTCTATCAATGTGGAATACCTTGTCGTCGCTGGTGGCGGTGGTGGTGGTGGAAGCGGTACGGCGCAAGGTGTTGGCGGTGGTGGAGGTGGTGGCGGAGGTTTCCGTACTGGCGCATCAGCAGTCAGCATTGGTGCGGGGACATATGCCGTTATCGTCGGTGCAGGTGGAACAGGTGATACAGCCAACAATGGTTCTAGTGGTTCAGATTCTTCATTTGCTGGCATAACTTCTACTGGCGGTGGTCGTGGTGGTCACGGTGCTGGTTCATCGGGCAACAGCAACGGTGCTACGGGTGGTTCAGGTGGTGGTGCTGGAGATGGTGGAAGTGGTGGAACGGGTAATACCCCATCAACTTCTCCTTCACAGGGAAACAACGGTGGAAGCAGTACGGGTGGTGGCGGTGGTGGCGGAGCAGGTGGTGCTGGTTCAGCAAAATCTGGTTCCAACGGTGGTGCAGGTGGCGCAGCCTCAACAAATAATTATCAAACTGGTTCCAACCAAAGTTACTCAGGTGGTGGTGGTGGCGGTGGTGATGCTGGCTTTGGTAGTGCAAATGCGGCAGGTGGAACAAACGCAGGCAATGGCGGAACTGGAACACCAAACCAAAATGGTTTTGCTGCTACAGCAAATTTTGGTGGTGGTGGCGGTGGTAGCGGTGGCGACCAATTTGGTACTTTCCGAGCGGGTGGAAACGGCGGTAGCGGTGTTGTGATTTTCCGTTACCTAACATCAGACGCATCATCAGCAGGCATTTCTGTTAGCGGTGGAACTGTAACTACTTCGGGTGGGTATACGATTCATTCGTTTACTTCGACTGGTTCAACGACTGTGACGGTGGCATAATGCGTGGTGGTAGAACACGGGTCAGTCAGTACGTGCAAATTTCCAACTTGTCTGGGCTGAACCGTAACCAAAATTTGTTGGCTGGTGGAACAGAATCAATTATTACTGATTCAGGTGTCGTATACAAAGTTCACACCTTTACAACTACAGGCACTTTAAGTGTCTCTCCACTTGCTTCTATTAGCAACGTTGGATATCTTGTTGTTGCTGGTGGTGCTGGAAGTGGTAACGATACGAACTGGAACGCTGGTGGTGGTGCAGGTGGACTCCGCTCAACTGTCACAGCAACAGGTGGTGGTGGTTCGTTAGAAACTGCCTTGTCTCTTACAGGTGGCACTTCTTACACGGTGACTGTTGGCGCAGGTGGGGCTGCTGGTGCTAATGGTTCCAACTCGGTATTTTCTACTATCACATCTACAGGTGGTGGACGCGGTGGTTCTAGTGCTACTGGAGCCAACGCTCCTGGTGTTGCTGGTGGTTCGGGTGGTGGCGGTTCTGCAAACAACTTTGCTGGCGGTGCGGGAACTGCAAATCAAGGTTTTGCGGGTGGTTCTGGTTCTGCTTCAAACAACGGCGGTGGCGGTGGTGCTGGTGGGGTTGGCGGTGCTGCTTCAGGTGGTACGACTGGCGCAGGTGGCGCAGGTGTCGCTAGTTCAATCAGTGGTTCAAGCGTCACTTATTCCGTAGGTGGTGCTGGTGGCAATACTGCTGTTGCTGGCACTGCTAATACAGGAAATGGTGCTACTGGTGGTGGAAACGCAGGTGGAAGCGCAGCAGGTGGTTCAGGCGTAGTAATAATCAGATACCCAATAGGATGAGAACATGGCACATTTCGCAGAAATAGATTCAACCAACACAGTCCTACGAGTAATCGTTGTCGCTGACGAACACGAAGCCAACGGCGCAGAGTGGTGCAACAACCTTCTTGGTGGCACGTGGGTTCAGACCAGTTACAACAACCGTATTCGCAAACAATACGCAGGTATCGGTTTCACCTATGACGCTGTGAAAGACCAGTTCGTAGCACCACAACCATTCCCGTCATGGTCATTAGACAGCAACAACGATTGGCAAGCACCAACACCAAAACCAGAGGGGTCATTCATTTGGGATGAAGAAACTCTGGCATGGGTCGCAACGCCCGCTATCTAATCATCATCCCCGCAGTACTGTTCGCGCTATTTGCGAAACCTGCTAAAGCTGACACGCTTGGTGAATGGACATACAGCCAGTCCTGCCCAACATCAGGTTCAATCGAAGTCATTGACGACACGATCATTCTGCATGGCCCCGATCAGGGTGGCTGTTCCGGTGCTGCTCATTGGGTGAAGATTGAGACCACAATCCCCGCAGATGTAGACACAATAGATTTCACTTGGGCATATCAGACAACTGATGGCTGGGTGTATGACCCACCGCAGTACGGCATTAACGGCGTATACACCTTGCTTACACAACAGAACAATGCGACAGGAACCAAGTCTGTACCCGTGAATGAGGGTGATGTGTTCACGTTCCGTCAGTATTCGATAGATACCTGTTGTGCGCCAGGTCATCTCACAATCAGTAACCTGTCGTTATGGGCATCTATAACCACATCCACGACATCAACGACAACGACGACTACTACTTCTACTGTCCCCGAAACGACTGTCCCTGTCACCAACCCGACTACTACGACAGTTCAAGAAACAACTACAACGGTTCCAGAAACAACGACTTCTGTGGAGAACTCAACTAGTACTTCTTCCGTACCCCAAACAACATCAACAGTATCAACGACGACCACGACAGAAGCACCAGCAGTTCCGACACCTGTTACACAGCCTCAAATAGTTGAGCCAGAACCCGTTGATACTTCCGTTCCTGAAGAGCCTGAACCAACCGAGACAGGCACCACAACGACATCAGTAGAGGAAGCCATCCCAGAAGAGACGCTTCCCGAAGAAACAACCACGACAGATGAAACATACCCCGACACTACAGAAGAACCAGTCGTGGACACAACCCTGCCAGAAGAGCCTGAGACCCCCCTAGAAGCCCCTCTAAGCGACGAGGAAGTGGATTCGCTAATAGCAGAGGCAGAAACCACAGAAGCCCTTGTGGAAGCCCTAGCCGAACTCAGCCCAGAACAAGTAGAACAGGTCATTGAATCCCTACTCGCCGAGGAACCATCCGAAGAACAAGCAGCAGCCCTCGCATCCAGCCCCGAAGTCCTAGCCGTCATCAGCACCGAACAAGCACAACAAATCTTTGAAGCCCTAGACGTGGGCGCACTCTCCGATACACAAACCGAAGAACTAATCGCAGCAATCGAATCCGCACCTACGGAAATCCGTGAAGAATTTGAGGACACCATCGACATCTTCGGCGAAGGCTTGGATGACTACACGCCTACTGGCTCAAACATTCCAGTCGGAGAACGACGAACCCTGATCGCTGTCACAGCGGGGATAACCCTCGCCGCCGCAGGTACTAGAATTAGACGCTAATGAGAAAACTTTTGGATTACCTAGCAGACAACGCATGGACATGGGCAGGCACAGGCATGGTTCTCATCACCCTCTCAGGCCCAACACTCCGACAGGCAACCCTCATAACCGGAATAGTCGTTTTGGTACACTCGTCACTAACCCTCTCCAAGAAAGACTAGACATGGCAAAGCTTCAAAACATCATCTTCCGCATCTTCGCACTATTCGGATCGAGCGCACTTGCTGCTGTAGCCGGTGGTGCATTGATTGGTGTAGACCTATGGAAATCAGCAGCACTTGCTGGCATCATGGCTTGCGCCCAGGTGATCGAGAAGTTGTTGCGTTTCAGCGTTGACGGTTCACTCACCAAAGAAGAAATTGAACTCGCGTTCACAGGTGCAGTTAAGCCTAAGCCTGAAGTCGCAGAGTAATGCCAAAACCCAACTGGCCTGTAAGACCGATCCGTTGGTGTGAACATCTTAAAGGCAAGAAACCTTCTGAGATTACACCAGCTATGGTCGCCCCCATCACGGGTGGAGGGAAGCTGGAGAAATGTGCTGCTGCTGCATGGGAAGAAATGGTTGTTGCAGCGCAAGCAGAAGGCATAGTTCTTAAACCAACTTCAGCCGGTGACACGCTCCGTTCAATCGCCCAGCAAACCGCAGGCTTTACATCGCGTTATCAGAAGGAACCTATTGCTGGTGCATCCACAAAGAAGTGGAACAACGAAACCTGGTATCTCAAAAAAGGTATGGCTATGTTGGCTACACCGTATGACGATCCAGCGAACGACAAAGCGCGTGGCTCACGCCACCTTTACGGTATTGCGGTTGATGTGGCGAACGCTAACGGCAAGATTCTTGCTTGGCTATTGGAGAATGAAGTTAAGTTTGGGTTCTCGCATGAAGTTCTAGGTGACTCAACTGGTAAAGGTGCAGAGCCGTGGCATATCCGTTTCGTAGGGAAGCCTGCTTGATGTGGATGCTGGGATCGCTCTCGTTCTTGCTGCTGCTGTTACTGGTGCTTTCGGTCTGCTGACCGTAGTCATTCAACGTTTCAAAGCTGAGAACCGTAAAGACCATGACACCGTTATGGCTATGTTGCGTCTAATGCGACGCGCACAAGACCGCACTGAGGACA